GGTGCTATCAGTGTTTGAAAAATTAACTATTTCTTAAATTTTGGTTTTTAAAAATTTTTAAAAAACTAAATAACTAACATACGACACTTAGTTAACTATTCATAGTGTGTGTATGAATAGTTAACTATCAATAGTTATCTGAGTATTTTACGATAGATATAATAATATAAACTAAAAGGAGAAGAATATGGAAAGAAAAAATACAGTAATTAAAATATATTCCGAAACTGGGGAATATCCGGTATACGGTACTAGTGGTAGCGCGGCTTTTGATATATCGTCGAAGAATGAAATTGTTTGGAAAACACAGCATGAGTATCATATTGCCGTGGTTAATACCGGACTATATACATCGTTTAGTGATAACTATGTTTTAAAAATTTACCCTCGTTCTGGATTAGGTTTTAAATTTCAAATGGGTTTAGCAAATACAGTTGGAATTATAGATAGTGATTATAGAGGGGAGATAATTATAAAATTGGTCGTACCTCGCAACGTACCACTAGACTTATTACCAAGAGAATCCGGTTCCAGAATTGCTCAAGCTATTTTAGAAGAGATACCAAAAGTTTATTTTAAAAAATTAACGAAAGAGGAATTCGAAAATGAAAAAAATACGGAACGTGGGGAAGGTGGTTTTGGGAGTACTGGAGTATAAATATAAAATATGAAAAATTCTGAAAAAAATATTATAAATAAAATAGAAGAAGGAAATATTTTAAAAATAAATTCTGAAAAATTAACGGAATTATATGGGGATTACGAAACTAAATATAGTTCCCGTTTAAAAATAGATACTGGTTTTAGATGTAACGCTAAATGCAGATATTGTTATTATATTTCTAAAGTGAATGAAGATTTTTTACCAAAAGAAGTTATAATTAATCAAATTGATAAAGCCTATGAATTTGGTTTTAAAAGTATTGAATTTAGTGGAGGGGAAAGTACAATCCATCCAAATTTTTTGGATTGTGTTGGTTACGCCAAATCGTTGGGTTTAATTACATCTGTAGTTACAAATGGGTATTTAAATCCAAAACAATTCAAACGATTATTGGATCATGGAATAGACGAAATATTATTTAGTATACATGGTTTTAAAGAAACGCATGACAATATAGTTAAATTAGAAAATGCTTATGAAACAATTTTTAATAATTTAAGAATTATTAAAAATTATAAACGGAAAATAAAATCAAGACTAAACATTATAATAAATCATAAAAGTATTTTCGAATTAGATAAAATAATAACAAATCTTTTGGATCAAAAATCAATCCATGTAATTAATATAGAGGAAATTAATTTTTTACCGATTAATGAATGGGTGGATGCCGAAACAATTGGTAAAAAATCTCAAGCTATTATACACGATAATATTAATCTTTTAGAAGAAGTATTAGATAAAATAATTCTTAAAAATATAAAATTAAATATTCGGTATTTGGAATATTGTTATCTTCCAGAAAAATATCATAAATATATTTATAATTATTTAGATCATTATTTTACCAACGATTGGAATCCTTTTTATATTTATAAAGAGGATATTTTAAAAGAGAATTATTTCGGATTTAATTTAACAAGAATAAAAAATGATTTATTATATAAAAGAAAAACTCAATATTATAAAACATTGAAATGTATGAAATGTCCTTGGAATATCCAATGTGATGGATTTAAAAAATAATTATTAACAAATAAATATTCTTAATATAGGAGGAATTTTATGATCGCTTTTGATTATAGCAAGCTTTTCGAATTTCAATTAGATAATATGTATGAAGTATTTTTATTATTTACTTTTTTAATTTTAATTGGTTATTTATTTAAGTATTTATTTAAGTATTTATTTAAAAAGTTATCTAAGAATAAAAGAATTACCGATAAAAAAAATGTAACCGATCGAGATTTAGATAAACATATTATAAATAATCGTATTAATGGCCAAGATACTTTTAAAAGACGAAAATCAAATTTAAATATTTTAAATATTAAAGAATTTTAAAAATATTATCATTAAGTATAAATATACTTAATGATAATATTCCTGTCGTTAAAACTACGAAAGATCTTTTCCCAGTTGAATATAATATATTCCATTTTCTTTTTTATTTAAATCCTCTAAAATATTTTGCGTATGTTCTAAAGTTTCTGGTTGAAAATATTCAATATTTAATAATTCCATAATTTCTAAATCATCATCTAATTTATGTCCATCTCCTAAATTCTCATATCCAAATTTACCAGCATTACATATAATTATTTTACCATTCTTAGATCCAAAATCTCTACAGCTAAATTTTAATTGTTCATATCTATGTATTATAAAACCAGCGACTCCATAAATATATACGGTATTACCAAGACTAGATAAACCACCAGCAATATTTAATAAATTACTTTCGCCAAGACCAATATTAATTATATTGGCTTTTGTTGGAAAGTTTTTAATATTAAACATATCGGCATGTAATAAATAATCGGTCTCTTTTAAATAATTTGCTATTAATTTGCGCATAATTTACCTTTTTTTAATTGGATATAAAACCTGGCCAAGTAAAGCCGTTGGACCAAGACCACCATCCTTTTTAAAATAATTAATACCACCAAATAAAGACCCAATTCCAGCGCCTAACAGAGCTTTATCACCAATACTATCTAAAGTTAACACATCGTCTTTTCCAAGGGCTGCTTCTACGCCAGTACCAACGGTTGAATGAAGCGCAGCTCCTACTCCGGCCATAATCGGAATTCTCATAAGTTTTCGTTCTGTGGTCGCCTCTTCCATGACTTCTAAAATTATTTTTTTATCTATACTAATTAACATATCTTTCCTCTATTTCTTTAATTGTTTTTGTCTCTAACCTTTTAAAATAATATATCCGAGAAGACTTCTCTTCGAATATATAATGATAAACTTGTGGGACGAATTCATCTAAATCTAAAAATTCAACCGTATTGTTATAATCTTTTTTTGGAATTTCTTTATTTTTTAATAATTTGATTAAACCTTTTTCTCTACAGCTAGAATAAATTCTAGGTATTCTTAATATTTTATATTTTTTTAAAAAAGCTTTTATATAAAATTCCATAGATCTTTTATAAGTACCATAAATATCTAAATCACTTATAGCGGCTTCCGAGCTAAAAAATATAAATTCTATATTATTTTGTTTTGCTAAATTTACCAATTGTTGGGTTAATACTATCATCGATTCGGTAGTTTTTTTAATATTTTTAAAATCTTTTTTATCTGATACTCCAGCAATATGGATAATTTTAGTTAATTTTTCTGGACAAGGATTTAGAAAATAATCTTCTAAAGTTATAAAATCATTAATTTTATAATTTAGGAAGGCTTTTCCCAAATAACCTTTTTCTCCTGTTACCAATATCATTATAATCCTTATTTATATAATTTTATTAATAGTTAACTATTCATAGTGTGTGTACTGATAGTTAACTAAGTGTCGTATGTTAGTTATTTAGTTTTTTTAAAATTTTTAAAAACCAAAATTTAAGAAATAGTTAATTTTTCAAACACTGATAGCACCGGTAAATAGGGGATCCAAGAACAGAATTTAAGTTTATTTTAAAATCTGTTAGCTAGGAATTTTATAAAACGAATAACTATTCATAGTGTGTGTACTGATAGTTAACTAAGTGTCGTATGTTAGTTATTTACGATAGTTATATCACCAATATTTTTTAATTCTTTATAGTGCCAAAATATTGGATCTTCTTCCATTTCTTTAACTCCATGACCCTTAATAGTTTTAAATATCAAGGTCGTTGGTTTCTTAGTTTCTTTTTGATTTAGTAAAACGCTATTTATAATTAAATTTATTTCATGAATATTTAAAACTGTGGTATCTATAAGATAAGTTTCTATATTATATAGTTTAAATATCGATTCGATATTTAAACTATTGATTCCAGAAATATTTTGAATACTATCCGTTAATTGCATACCATTAAAATCAACGGTAATTATCATATTTAATTGATGCTTTCCTATGAATTGTATAGCTTCTAAGGTTGGACCCATCTGTAAAGCACCATCACTTAGGTTAACATAGGTTAGTTTATCGGGACTTCCTAACGATATTCCAGATCCTATACCCAAGGCGTTTCCAAGCGTTTCTTCACCGTAATTAACGAATTCTATTTCGTCATGTTTAACACCATATGATAATTTTTGATTAGCTATTAATCCAAGTTCTTTCCAGATCATATAATAAGCCTGAGAACCAAAGGGCTTGCCTATTACTATATTCGTATTATCATAATCGAGTTTTGGTAATAAGTATTTAAGATATTTGAATTGACTGAGAGCACTTGGTATATGTTTTAGATTGTTATCTATACTATATTGAAGTAATTTTTTTATAGTTAATTTTTGATATATTTCTTGTATTGTTTTATGAAACATTGTAATGGGATTCTCCTTGTTTATAGAATAGTTTATTTATGTATTTAATAGTTCCTGGATTTTTAGCAAATAAATAATAATCATTATATTTATTATCGGTTTTTGGAAATTTTTTAATAATTTCTTTTTTAATAATTATCTGGCCCAACTGGAAATGAATAAATTTTTCTGGAATATTATAATTAAAAAATAATTTAGTATGTGTAAAACTCCATATTCTTTTAAAAGAATTTCTAAATTTTTTAAGAGTATTATTTTCTCTTTTGTTTGGATAATACATTCCAAAATAATAGTCAAAATCATAATCGAGAAAATCAAATGATGTTAATAATAAATCATCATCCTCTAAGAAATAAATATAGTTTCCATTTGATTTTTTATATAAAAAATTATATACTTGTCCCCAATTAAAAAATTTATTATTATAAATCTTAATTGGTAATTTATATTTATTAAAGTTTATATCTTTAATAGAATTATCATCACAATTAATAATAATTTCGTAAGGTATTTGTATATCTGCTTTACAGATACTCAACAAACAATTCTGTAATTGTTCTGGTCTATCATGAGTTGGTATTAATATACTTAGTTTAATATTTTTTGACATTTTAGTAATCCGTCGCAGTTACAAAAATTATGAGGACATGTTTTAGATAGTACCTCTTTAATTTTTTTAAAATACATTGGGTTAGTTCCTAAAGAAACTGTTCCTGGAAAACAGGAAGAACTAACCAAACCATTAAAAGATATTTCATAATTATTTTGATAACATTTCCAACCTTTAAACTTATTTAAGTTCTTAGAAAAAACTTCTATATCATTTAAATGTTCTTTTTTATCATTTATAATATATTCATATTCTTTACACATGTATTTATATATTTCTTGATATTTATCAAAAGATGTTTCATACATGATCTGTAAGTCGTTATGTGGACTTCCATCTGGATAAATAATATGTGGGTGTATTAATATGTCTTTGGAAATATTTGGTAAAATTTTTAACCATTCCTGAGTAATATTATCATATTTTGGATCTAACATTATATTGACTTTTACTCTAAAATATTTATTCAAATATTCTAATTTTTCGACATATTTCTTAATTTTATTAATTGTATTTATTTTAAAATATTCCGGATGAAAACTACACAATATAAAAGTATTTTTTATTTTTGGATGTTCTTTCCAATAATCCAAATCTTTACTAAGATTTGTAGTAATATATAATCTATTATCTTTATGTTTTGGTAAAATATTATTTTCAATTTCTTCTAAAATTTTAAAATAATATTTTGATTGAGTTGGTTCTCCTCCAAGCAATCCTAAAAAAATAGGAAGAGCGCTTAATCTTAATGAAGTTATAATACTTTTAATATTTTTTTCATTCGATTCCAAATTCCATTCTTCTTTTTTAGAATATTCATTTTCCGCGTAACAATAATTACATTTATAATTACATTTGGTAGTTATATCCCAATGAATATATAATCTGTTTTTCTTATGATTGATTCCTTGGAAAGCTTTCATTAATCAACTCCTTTAATATTATGGTTATTATAATTAAATGTGCTTAATACATTTGCCAATAATTTAAAACATTTTAAAATATTTTTATATTTAAAGGTATTTAAAATTTTAATTAATCTTTTATTTAATAATTCGGATATTTCCTGAAATGGGATAGTTTCGGTAGTACCAACATCAAATAATTCGAGTTTAAATTCATTTTTAAAATAATAAAAATATATAATAAATTCATCTTTTATATTATATTCAAATAATTTTCCATCCATTAATTTTTCCGGCGAATAAAATTGCAACATTTTATAATCCAAAATTAAAAGATCGTTCTCATGGATAGAAATATTTAATTGCTTTGGATCGATTTCGATAATATTTAAATCTATATCAAAATAAATATCAAATTTTTTTAATTTTTTTTTAATCGAATTAATTAAAACAATGTATTCCTTTATGGTTATATTTAATTTTGGGTATTTCGGACATTCTAAAAAAAATATATCATCCGATATAAATTTTATTTTATCTTGTTGTTCTAAAGTTTTTAAATATTTTTTTAATTTTAAAATATCAAAAGAATTAGAAAAGTTATTTTTTTCCAATTCTTTTAAAAAAATAACCTTTAATAATTTATTATTTATACTACTGTAAAAACAATACGGTTTATTTTTTGGATTATGGTATAAATACCAATTCTCAGATTGTCCTAAAATAATATCCAAATTTTTTATATTATCCAATTGTTTTTTATATGGTTTTATAAAATTAAGTAAAGAATCAAAAGATTTATTTGTAATTTTTTTCACAAATTTTCCTTAATTTTGGATAATTTTTATATGAACCAAGATCTCGATCGGCAAATACATACTGATTTAATAATAAAATTCCTTTAGCCGCTTGATCAGGAGTCATATTCATATGGAATCCATATATAATATTGGTATCCTTGGATACTGGTATTCCAGAATCTCTTCCGTCATGAACAAGTCTTTTTAAAAATAAATAATCTTTTTTATTATCTAATAAAATTGCTCCACCTTTTCCAATACCAATAGCTTTTTTTTGTTGAAAACTTAAACACATATATTGTTTCTTTATATACATATTTTTTTCAAATCCTACTGCACAATCCCAAATAGGCAAAGTTCCAATCCGATATCTAGAAAACCATTTTATTTTTTTAAATACTGGTTTTAAGCCGTTGCGAAAAATAGCATTCGGAACACTTATATACGTTCTATTTGGAATAATAATTTTATTTGGAAATTTTATTTTTTTTATTTTTTTTAGATACCATATAGTTATAAAAATAGCGTTACTACAGCTATCCGTAAGAACCACGTACGGTGCTCCAGTAACTTCGGAAATACGTTTTTCAAACGTATTTAAAAAATGATTATTATTTTGAATAGATTTCATTTTGGTAATCCATATTTTTGGTATTTATATCAGGTGTATATTCACTTACTTGTTTATTATGTTTATTAAGTTTATTATTTAGTAATATCTTTTTTATATCTTCTATCATAATCTTAAAAACCTCCTTTTTATTATCGTAAAAATAATCTAATTTCGGATGAAAATTAAGTTGATTTATTCTAAAATCATATTTTTTAATATTTTCGATAGTTATATCTTTTTTCTGAAAAATATCCATTTTTTCAGAAAGTGGTAAATTTAAAAAATCCTTTTCTAAGATTACAGTAACGTATTTAAACATGAAATTATTTTTATTGAAAAATTTTTTTATATTTTCTACTTCCGTTAAGTTGGTTACCAATAAAATTAATCTATATCCTGAATCATTATACCGAGAATTTCCAAATAATACGACATCTTTAAAACAACTAATATTACTAAAGACTGGTTTACTCACTTTATAAAAAATATTATCCAACTCAAAAAAATAATTTGGATGTTCAAAAGTTTTATTTTTTGGATAACATGCTAAAATGTTTTTAATGGCTATTTTTGGATATTTTTTTAAAATAACAAACGATTCCGTTTCTGCAAAATTAAAATCATTTATGTATTCTCTGTATTCTCTGTATTCATGGTACTCGGTATTAAAAATAATATTATTTAAGAAAGAGTCTTTAAAATACCAATTTTCCAATTTTCCGTTATTAATTATTTCTAATTTATCCCATAGGAAAACTTTAGATAATTTCATTTCTGGATTATCCATATCATTCCCATATTCTATAAATTTTGGAACTATTTTATCCTTTATATAATCAATTTTTATTGTTACGTCTGGTTCATTTAATTCCGGATATGCTTTTGGAAGATTGGTTATTAGATAATCAAATATTTTATTTGATAATATATTGAGTAATGTTTTATTATATTTTTTCATTTTTTTTCCTTTATTTTTAATTGATTAAATACTCCTCCCATACACAATGAATATGGGCATCTTATAGAACAATCTGTAAAAAAATAAGAATATATTTTTTTAAAATCTTCTGGAATCATTTTTATATTTGGTATAACATCTTCCTGAAATTGGTCAAAATTTCCACACCATCTTAAATGTCCAGTAGCATCAAGAACTAAATTATTCTTAACGTTGCATTCGCAACTATAATTTGAATCTCCAATAAATTTATTTAATTTTCCCAAAGTAATTGGTTCCGAATTTCTAGAGTTATCAGAATTATATTCCATAAATAAATTTCCAAGATTCGACATAATTATCCCGTAGTTAGATAATATATTAGATTCTTCTTTAAACGATAAACCATCCTTTTTTATTTTATTTATATCACATATATAAACATTATTTATTATTTTTTTATCTTTTAAAAAAGTATTTATAATTATTTTATAAAGTGTTAAAAATTTAGATTCTTTCGTATATTTTATATTTCCTTCGAGTACGTTAATACTCGAAATTTCATTTCTAAATAATTTATAGTTTTTTAAGAATAATCTTAATTGAGTATAAGAATATTCTTGTGCATGGAGGGTAATTTCCAAATCTATTGGAATACCAAATGATTTTAAATATCTCATTTGCTCCGTTATCAAATCGGTTGGTAATATAAAATTACTTAGTAAAAGTATCTGTGACACTGGAATAATATTATTTAAGTTATGTATCGTATCGAATAACTCTGTTAAAATTGGTAAATTTAGAAATGTTTCGCCACCCATAATCATAATTTCAATATTTGTAAATTTATTTTGTAATTCGTAATCGTTAATAAATAATATTAAATTATCTAAATACTTTTTTTCAAGTATATTTTTCCCCGAATTTAATTTACAATACGAACATTTTATATTACATACATCATGAAACTGAAATTCTAAAAGTAAAGTACTTTCTCTAAGTTCAGAATCTATATCAATAAATATTTTTTCCGATTTTTCTAACATGATGTTTCCTTTGAATGATTGATAAGAAATGATTCTTTATTCCAGATAAGTTCCGAGATACCAGATTCCATTTTATATAAACAATTTTTACATAGATCGTTATTAATTAATTCCTTGGTTAATAAATTATTATTTGTAAATGTCGAAATATGTTCAACTACTCCATCGTAATACGATTTTCCATAATTACAATATACTAAATCTCCATTAATTTTTAAAGTACTGCAACATAAAAATTGTTCACAAAAAGCAGTATGTCTTAAAAAATTATCCCGATTTTGTTTTAAATCATCATCTTCACAAATTATCGGAATCTGTTTAATATGAGCTAAACGAGCCAAATGATTATTTTTTATTAAAAGCCTAAATGGATACTTATTTACCCTATCTATAAATGTTATTTTATTTTTATTAATATTTTTTAATAAAAACTTACTGTTTAGGATATTAAGATCATAAACGGATTTATCTTTTCGAACTATTTTATAAAAAGTTTGGAAATCGTTATCAAGATAACATGAATAATAAATATATATTTTTTTACTAGTATTAATAAAATTGATTAATTCCTTATCGTATTCATTATCTAAAGATAGTTTTCTATTGGTAGCTATTGAAGTATAGAAGTAATAATTATTGATATCCGAATTTTCTAAAATTTTTAAATATTCTACTAAATTTGGAATATTTAAAATATCTCCTTTAGTTGGGGTTAAATCTATAGTAGTTATACCATTTATAATTAATTTGTCCAAATACTTTTTAAATTTATCTAATTCTAAAATTATGGGTTTTTCCAAATTTGGTTTTTCGCAAAAGAAACAATCAAATTCACACGAATATATTAATTCCATAGTTATAGTATTCTGTTTAAAATCGCTAGTATAATCAAATAAAATATCGTCTATTTTTTCTAAATGTTGGCTAATAAATAAAATTTCTTTTTTTGCTTTAGGTGTATCTGGAATCGCTGTAGGGTTCCCTAATCTTGCAACAAGATTAGGAAGATATAAAATTCGATCAAAATGATTATTTAAAACCATAATTTCGAAGCTGGTTTCTTCCATACACGAAATATCAAAACCTATTTTTGGATATTTATTTTCTATTTTTTTTAGTTTTGGATATAAATTTTCAAAAGTATTTAACCACTTAGAAAATATTTTTAATTCGGTATTGGTTATTATAAATTCGGTATTTGTGTATATTATATTTTCCGAATTTTTTATTTTTAACATATTTAACCACTTTTTTTTAGTCATTAGCCATTTATCCGATTCTTCATTATAATAACCTTCGGATTCTAATATTAATTCTCCTTTAAAAGAAGAAGGGAAATTATTTACCAAATACATATCACAATCTAGATATATTAAATAATTACTTTTTATTTTTTCCTCGGCTAAATAACACCCATAAATCATGTTGAAAAAAACATGATCCGAATACCTCACTATATCTTTTTCTATAAATTCTATATTTTCGTAAATATCTAAAAATTCTTTTTTAATATTTTTCGGTAAAAATAAATTAGTTGGGGTAACCAAATATATTTTTATGGTTTTTATCCAACTTTGATTTTCTATAATATGATAAATACTTCTCTTGGTTTCTATTATTAAATTATGTTTATTTTCAATTACGAAAAATAAAGAAGTGTTTTTACTATTTAATTCCATTAAATTTCCTTTGTTAATCCTATATTAAAATCTATACCTTCGTTTTTAAAAGATTTAAATTTATAACTTTCGTTTATAATATCATGTTTATTTTCTACTTCTTCGTAAAGTATGCAATTTTTACAGAATTCGTTATTTAAATATTTTTCAAAATATTTATTTAAATCATTTTGATTAAATGTACCATCAAAAATATTTCCTATTATTGGCGCTCCATAAGCGTAATTGCAAAATCGTACCTCGCCTTTTAAATTACATCCAAAATTAATTAAAAAATTACAACATATATTATTGTATTTATTATTCGTTTTGTATATATCTGGATGATAGCTTTCGAATAATATTCTGGAATTAGAATATTTTTTTTCTAAACTTTCGAATAATTTATAATCTAAAGAAACAGAATTATTAAAACGATTACGAAGAATTAAAAAAGAATTATCCAGAGAACTAGATAATTCTTTAAAATTATCCAATAAGAAAAATAAATTTTTTTTAAAATTTAAAAAATCGTTGGAATTTGTCTTTTGAAAAAAAGTTTTTTTCGTTAATCCATATATACTTATAACCAAATAAAAATCTGGCCTATCGATTATCCGAGGAATTTTTTTAATAATATCCGAGGAGTCTTTTCCCAATAAGGATGTAAACATAAATGCTTTTTTATTCTTACTTTTAATATAGTCTAAAATTTCTATTATATTTTTATTATTTATGGAATCACCTATGGTTGGAGTAATTTCGAACGATTGAACACCAAGTTCAATAAAATAATCAATAATATAAAATATTTTTTCTAAATTATTTGAATTAGTCATGAACTTATGATGAATACTATTTTTTGGACAAAAATTACAATTTAAATAGCACGGATCGTTTAAATCCAATACTACTATACGAGGTTTAAATTTTTCTTTAATTAGATTGCGATACCATTCTTTATCTGTCATTTATTTTTTTACCTTTTAAATAATATTCACATTCACATTTATTAAATGGACATATTACTGGTTTATCGATTAAGTCTTTTATATCTTGGTTAGTACATGCATGCTTTAAACCTTTATCAGTAGCTTTAAAAACTTTCGAATAACAATACCAACCAAAAAAATTATCCAACTTATTTTTTACTATTTCGGAATAAGAATATACAATATTATTTAATATAAATTTATCATTATTGCTTTCTAAATTATTAAAAATATTAAAAGATTTTGTTTCTTTTTCGGCGGAATACCATTCCGTACTATTAATAATATTATAATCTATTGGAATATTTATTTTTTTACAAAAATTAAATATTCTTTGTAAATCCATTTTATATTTTTTACTATCCATTATATCGGGAATGCTTGGTTCGATTAATATTTTATTATTAAAAACGACAAAAGATTTTTCGAGGATTTTTAAGAAATCAGTGGTGGTCATTTGAGTTGGATGAAAAGATAACGTAATTTTTAAATTTTTAAATTTTAATAATTCATTTTTATATTTTAAAATATTTTTAGAATTTGTCACCAAATGAATTTTAAAAGAATCGTCCAGGGGTAATAATAATTTTAAAATTATTTTAAAATTATTATGTATTGTTGGCTCGCCTCCCAATAAATAAAGATATTTTTTAATGTTAGCCGAACAATTTTTCGAAAAAGTTTTTAAATGGTTAATAGATGATATTATCGAACTTAAAGAAATATCTTTATTTATTGAAGATATTTCTTCCTTAGCATAACAATATTCACAATTGAAATTACATTTATATGTTATTGGAAATTCTATATGATAAGAAGTATGTTCATTACTAACCGCTTGAAAGGTACTTGGAGCACTTGGGACACATATCCGTTTTAAATATTTTATAATTAAATCCTCTTTATTTAATACTAAATTATTAAAATTATTTATAGTATCGTACCATCTCCACTTTAATCCAGTATCGATTTCAAAATATTTTTCAATATCGAAATTAAAGGATACTTTTTTATTATAAAATTGACATTCCGCGATAAATCTAGGACTACAATCAAATTGAAATTTAGTACTAGTATATAAAAATTCGTCAAATTTTTCAAAAAGGTTTTCTACTGGAGCATATATAAGATCTTTAAATCCTATACTCAAGGATTTTATATAATCTTTTGATAAATTAGTTCCAGATAAATATATATAATTACGATTTTTTGGTAAAGGAGTTTCTAATTTTCTTAAATTCGAATTTATATATACTAGAGTTTTATTTGTTTTGGTTTTTGAATATTTTTTATAATTATCGAACTTTATTTTTTTTACATAGTTTATAACATTTGTATAATTATGATAATCCTGATAAACTCTATAATCTTGAAATAAGAAAACATTTTTATTTTTTAGTAGAATTTTATAATTTGTTTTCGTATTACATCGAAATATATATAGATACTTATATTTTAAAATATAAGTATCTATATAATAATTATATAACCCATCTACGAAAATTAAAATATCTGCTTTTATTATCTTACTTTTTTTAAAAATAATATCCATCTTATAGTTTTTATCCAAATATTCATTATCGTATTTATCCTCCCATGCCTTATACAACCGATTTTTCTCTATACTATCCTGAATAAGAATTTTTGCCTTATACCCAAGTTGAGTAAACAATAAATAATAATCCATTACTTCGAAAGTGTGCCCACAGATTCTATTTTTTTCAAAATCACTTGGACAATAGGTAAGAATTATTTCCATAATATTTCCGAATTGGTTAATTTTAAGAATTTTTTAATAGATATTCTTTTATCGTTAACAAGTGGTAATAATTTATTATCCACTAATATTTTTAAATCATATTTTTCACGAGATTTTTCTAAAAATAAGCCATAGGTATTTGAAAATTTTAAAGGTATTCCAATATCAATAAAAGATAGTTTTAATAGTTCGTGTTGAGCTTCATCAAAATTATCAAAGACGATTCTATAGAGAGCCTTAGGATAAAGTTTTATAATATATAATATTTTATTTATTATTTTATATTTATTTTTATGATTATAGTATTCAAAATGTATACTAAAATCAGTTTTAATTGGTATATTGTAATTATAAAATAGTTTTGTTAATTTTTTAAAGTAATTTTTATTTTTAAAATTTGTACTAAATTCAAATAATACCTTTATTCCTCGCGAGGATAATTTTTCTAAAAAATCCATAAGTTTTTTTATTAATGGGATTGTTTCTTCGTTAATACTAATTTCGCCCCCACGAACCCGTAAATAAAAAGTATCGATATTATGCGAATTTTTTAAAAATTCTTTTAATATTATATCAATTCGTTTTTCTGAAAGCAATTCTTTATTTTTCTGATCCCCTTTATAACAATATGTACATTTAAAATTGCACTCTTTTGTTAAATAAAATACTGTTTCTATTTTCATAAAAATCCTTTTTGTAAAAATTGATCAAAGGTCACTGATTGTTTAATCAATTTATTTATATAATCCAAACGGTCGTTAAAATTATCTTCTGTTAAATCATACCAACAATAAATATTTAAATTATCAAGAGCTTTGAATAAATTATCATATCCTAATCTAAAACGAGCTTCTAACAATGCCTTATTATCATTAGCTATATTAAAATTATTTTCCATTTTTATTTTTTTCTTTAGAAAAATACCTTCTAATAAGGTATTCGAAACCGAATCGTTTGGTTCGTTATTAACAATTAAAGTTTCAAAACTATTAAAAAAAAGTCCTTGGTCGGTAAGACTATCGAATTTTTTTTCATTTCCAAAATTTCCAAAAATTAATAATTCCTCCGGGGAATATTTTTTTAATATTTCCCTATCGTTTGGACATTCCAATCTATTATAAAAACCATATTTATACGATTTTTTAATATTATATACCATATTTATATCATGGATCGAATAAAAATAAGTTGGAAAATATAACATATTATAATATTTAGAATAATAAAAACCATTGGAAACTATTTTGGAATTATATTTTAAAAAAGATAAATTTAAAGCATTTGTAAATAATCCTCTCTGTATTAATTCCTCTTTTGATTGAGAATATGTAAATAATAAATTATCATTAAAAATTTCTTTCTTTGGTATTCTATAAAAATTAATAAATTTCTCCGATGGATTTAAATTCGTTAAATCTGTAATAATTTCATAGTTTTCAAACGTTCTAAAAATTTTCGCAGGAATAGTATTCGAACCTCTTTTACGAGATCCGAATTTAATTTCTTGTAATAATTGCATTACGTTAATTTTAAAGATTCATTGTATTTTAATCGTTCTGACTCAAATTCATCTTCATCCATATATATAATTTCTTCCTTCAAGTTTGAAATAGTTTCATTAAATTTTAAAAATGGTTCTAATTCTTCCTGAATCGTTAAATATAATTCTAATTTTTCAATTGCTGATTCGTCATCCAAATCCAATATCTCAATATATTTTTCCTCTTTATTTTCTTCGGTAATAAATATACCATTTGAAGCAAAATAATTAAAATAATTTAAATATTGAATATATTTTAAAAAACCTATATTTGAAATATTATTTAGTAAAAAGTTATCGAGTTCTTTTAAAAATTTTATTTTTTTAATTTCCAACTCTGTTCTTACAGTTGCTTCATTATCCGACGATTTAGAAGGTCTTTTATATTTATCATATAAAAAATCATTTTTAAGAATCTCTTTTTTTAAAACAGCCGATTCTTCGATATAAATATTTTTATAACTATTTTTTAAAAAATTATAAAATTGTTTTACATTATCTTCAATTTTTGCCCAAAGATCTATAAATTTTAAATCTCCGGAATTAACTTCCAATATATCGGTAATTATATAGTTGTCTTTTATTTTATTTATTATAGCTACCTGCATTACAAATCCTTAATTTAGTAATTTGAATCGCAATTACATGTACATACGGTATTACAAGTACAAATTGAATTACATTCGCACTGGGAATTTGTATTACATAATGTTGCAATTTCTTTAAATTTTTCTTTTAATTCAACAAATCCGTCCATATCTATTAATGTTCCGGCTGGTCTATATTCGACCTTTAATTCAGCGGCCGTTATAGAATCGGTCCAATTTTTTAAAGTATTGAAATCGTCATGATCTACTATTTCACCAACTGAAATTTCGACTAAACTTTCATCTATTTCTAAAAAATTTCTATCTTGGGATAAAGTTTTGGACATATCATATATGCTTTTTAAATGATTTTCTTCTATTTCTGGACCATTTGAAGATATACCTGAAAATATATCTTCGATATCGTCGGCTAAATTTTCAGTACACATTGCTTTATAACTTGGACACGTTTCATCCACATCTTCTACCATTTCGGGAGGATCATTATCTTCGGTATTTTCTGTACCGCCGGTAGTATAAATACTATCCCCTCCTTCGAATAAGGTGGTATTAAACCGACATACTTGATTATCAATTTCCGTTTCAATTCCCATAATTTTCCTTTTCTTTTTTTCCATTGTTATATACAATTTGTGTAAAAATAAATAAATAATTACTAATAATATTATTTATTTCGCATGATAGAGTTAACCCATGAGAATACATATCTTTATAAAGATCGGACGAAGTGGTCGTATCCAATACTCTATCAGGAGAAATATTTACCATAGGACATTTAACACACGTTAGAGTCATACAACTTTCACATAGACTAAAATTTTTGGTTTCCGTATGTTCCAAGATTTTTTTAGTTTTATCAAATTTTTTGTAAAAATTTAAATCCTTTATATTACCATAAAGCAAAGAATTTAATTGATTCTTAGCATATGGGAATTTAATATTGGTATGAGTTTCCCCAAATTCGGTTCTATGGCAATATCTTCCGTCACCATTTTGATCCAATCCAAATAAGGATTTTCCCGCACTACATTGAGTTTTATTAGCAGTGTAGCTTATTTCCCTAAACCATCTTGTAAATGCTTTTTTACCACTACTTAAACGACTTAGTTCAAAATCCAATAAAAATGAAAAACTTTCGTGTATATCCGAAAGAAGCTTTTGTTTTTGTGATTCATTTCCAGATAAACTTTCCATTCTTAAATTATACATTAAAATAGAAGTAGTATCAAAAGTTGGATAGTACGAAAAATTTCTAGTATTATTATGAGTATTGAAAAGATTTTCAAATTCGACATAATCTAAAATCACACTTTTTAAGTCTTTTATTGCTTCCATAGGTAAAGTGGCTTTCAAAGCTATTCTTACTTTTGGATCGGATATTTCTAACAATTTTATTATTTCTCGTTTACCTGATAATAAGGTACCTTTTCCAGACATATCTTTTCTATAATCATTTTGAATTTTTCCACCGTCGTATGATATTTGTATTTTAATTTTTTCCTTTGGAAATTCCGGATGAAAAAAATTATTTGTTTTCTCGGCTGAATAATTATTCGTAATTAAAATAATATAAGTTAATTCTAACTTATCCATTAATTCTTTTGTTAAGGCATGAGTTAATTTTTTTGGAAGAATTGTTGGTTCGCCTCCCAAAATACTAAACGAAAATTTATATTTAGTACTAGTTTTTTTTAACTGATCTTGAAATATTTTTAAACCCAAAACAATATTTGGGATATCTTTAATATCTAAAATTTCGGTAACTTTATCTAATCCTTCATAACAATAAGTACATTTAAAATTACAATTTTTATTTATTTGAAATACTATATGAAACGAATCCTCGTTTGGTTTGGTTTCATCGTTGAAAAAGTATTCTCTTTTTGTGATTAAGTCTTTGTTTTTATATTTACTTCTCATGTTTCTATAAAGTTTATTTAGTTCCTTATCATTATTTATTATTTTCTCGTAATGATCTAAACTTTTTAATTTATTTTCAACTGCCTCGGTAGATAGGTTATATAAATTTTGAAAATAATTTAATGATAATAAACGAATCGATTCGTTTATTATCGGAAGCATTCTATCCACCGATTTTAAAAAAATGTTATTTAATTTTTTTTCTGTAGTTAATCTAGTTAACAATACATTTAATTTATACAACTTTGTAATTAAATTATATTCCGAAGAGTTAGATAACTCTTCGGAAGGCGAAGAACTCTTATCAAAAATATTAAAAATTCTATTTAATTCATTTATTAAATCTTCTGGTAAATTTGTAGTCGTATTTTGCAATAAATTTCTACAATCTATCACAGTATCCGTTATTGTTTTTATCATATATTATTCCTTTACTCAATACTAAAAATAGTTATTTAGTAAAATATCTATTTAACTTTACAAAGGACTATGTCTTTACCATTACTATTTTCTAAAGCAATTCCTATTATATTAGATCTATTTTCGTCATAAGATCCTTCGGCTATATTGGGATTTTTTTCACTTGGGTATAAAAACATTCCTTTTTTAACAACTCCGGTAATTTTTACTGGTACTCTACCAACTAAAGCAATATTGATATAATTCTCATCTTCTGATTTATCACTATTTAAAATAAATCCTGGACTAGTAGTAATTACTCCACAATAACAATTAAACAAAGAGTCTTCCGTCACTTCGAAATCCATCGATGGTTTGTTTCTATTTATATAAACTATTGTCCCAGACTCGTATTTATAATTTGGGTTTTTTTCTTTTTTATAATATTCCGCGACATCGGCATATTTGGCTGAAGTAGCTGTACCAGTAAAATAATCTGCTTTTACCGTCGTATCATCCCCATCATTATTATCTAATTCTAAAATTTCACCATCCCAATAAACAAAACCAGTTTCTGTTTCTAAAGCAATTTTGTTTTCGTGTCTGATAGTCGCCATTGAAGAAGAAACCGAAATTATATCGTCCCCAGCATATTTTAGGATTTCATCTGAAAATTTCCAACCACTGGTGGTTCCCCAGTTCTCCAATGTAAAAGATTCTAAAGTTTGAAGACGATTATCCAAATAGCTAATATTATTATCTGCATTAAGTGCTCTCGAATTTGCTTCGTATGCCTTATTTCCGATAGTAGCCGTTTCAGAAAATAAATTATTTAATCCACTTGCTAATTCATTTAGCTTCGTAGTAAATGGTGAAATAATATTAGAATTTATTAAAGATCTAAATCCAATTAAATAACTTTGAATACTTTGAGAATAATTCTCAAATCTTAAAGAAAATTCTTTATTTATTCTATTTATTAAAAAAGTATCCATAGCGGTATTGGTAAAAGTATTCGATAATAATAATGATTTATTATTAGAAATATCGTTAAATAATTCAGCCTTATCTGAGGAATAATCGTTTTCTAAAAAATCCCCAATTAAGTTATAGATTATCTCATAACTATCATTATTTATAGTAGATACTATATTTAATTTTTCGTTTTGAATATTCATCGATTCTTTTAATAATAGAAATATGTTATTTATAATATTTTGTAATTCTAAAAAATTATTTTTAGAATTTCGAGTAGAAACTAATAAATTTTTAATATCTTCTTTAAATTTTTCTATATCAAAATTATTTTTATTTAAAATATTTTCCTGTTCGGAAACAATTTCGCTAATTTTTTCCGCTAAAGATTCGGCCTGTAATTCCAAATTATTTTTTACAGGAATACTAGTATCGGAAGAACCTTTAAATATTAAAGAGGAAATGGTTAATAAGGTACTTTTGGAATTCGTAACATCTACAAATTCTAAATTAATTTCGAATTTATAAACAATTTTCGAATCTATTATTTCTGTATCTACTTCATCAAAATTAAAATTTGTAAAATAATTTACTCCGGTATCGTTTAGTTTTATGGTAAAATTATTACTTCCATCATCAGGAATAGCTTCTAATTCAAAATAAGAAGAAGCCTCTCCCAATATATTACAATAAGCATTATAAATTGTAAATAATTTTGATACCAGTATACCCGGATAAAGATCATCCGTATAAAGATGAGTTTCATAATGGTTAGTAATATATGGAGGATTATCAATAATTCTGGTTACTGGTACTGTAACTGTCTGAGAAATAGATTCACCATTTGAAATAGCAATTACCGAAAATACCAGAGAAGTTATTTCTTTTGAAATATCTTCTGGGTAATCTTCGTTTATTGCTTGTACTCCTTCGGTGGTAATATAAATTTTATTTTCAAGAATTGAAAAATATTCCGAAGAAGAACTTTGAAGTTCGTATTGTACCACTTGATCATCAGCAACATCTACCTCTACTTCGCATATTAAATCTCCTTCAAAAACGGATTCCTCTACTATTGGAAAAGTATTTATTTTAGTAAATTCCATAATTTATCCTAATTCGTTTGAATTATATTTAATACTATATTTGTTGAATCGTTGTCGCTTATACTATAGACTGTTTCATCTAGGATTACATCCAAATCAATTCTAACACTTTTTTTAGCTTCTACTATATCATTCCAGATAATAATATTATCTGTATATAATGATACCGAAGCTTCGGTATCATTATTATTAGATATAATATAACTATTTAATAAACCTGTTACTGTCCCCAGATTAGATTCAACATTTTTTACAAGTACTTTTGTTATTTTTATCATTTATTTTCCTTTAATCTTATTATATAATATGTCGTTTTAGAATGTTTTTAAAGTTTGAAAACATTCTAAATTTGGATCGGCTATACCATAATCATTAAAATCTGTATCCGTTATAAGAACAGGATCGTCAATACCAAACGAAATTCTTAAATTATTATATTCTAACACCATACCTTCTAATTCAAGCTCTAAATTATTTTTAACAGCCATAAACGAATCCAAATTTAATTGTAATTTAGCAATTAATGTTTTATCCGGAACGGTTTGGTTTTTTAATTCTAATAATGTTTCGTTAATGAGTTTTATATCTTTATTAATTGATTCCAATAATTTTTGTTTTAATCTTATACGTATAGTTAGATACGTATAATTATATACCTTTCTTTCAAACTCACTAATTGTTATAATACTATTTACGCTGGCAGAATTTTTAATCCTACTTACTATCTGAGAATCAAGAGCAGTTATTTCATTAATTAAATTAGAGATAATAGAATCCTCCGAAAGTATACGATTATTAATAAATTCGGTATCCAAGTCAATAGTTATAATTTCATCTATAATATTATTTAAATTTTTCATTGAGTTTTGATAATTTAAATAAGTTTCGTTTTTATCATCAAGATATGTTAAATAATTTGAATCGATTTTATCAAACTCATTACTTATATAAGTACTGGTAATATTACTAGGCGAATAGTTTTCTAAAAAGTTAAAATGATTCGTTATTAATTCACTTAAAAAATTAATTATGAAGTAATCCTTAAATACAGCATATTCGTTTTTAGATATAAATTCATTTATATCTAAAATATTATTATCTTGATCTAAAAAATAACCAATATTATCTAAATATTTTGCTGCTCCAAAAGAAGATGAAATAGTTTCTACCAAATTGTTTTCAATAATATAATTTTTCAATGTATCTCGATAGAGTATTATTGATGGACCCTTATCTCCATTTGGATCCAAACAATCAGATAATCCTTCGATATCGTCGTTTTCCACATTTTGAATAAGATCTCCAAACATACCCGAAATATTATTTAAAGTTATTTGAATATTTTTAAGAATATTTAATAAAACGGTACTATTATTTTTAAATATAGCCACAGAATCAATCGAAGAAATAACTTCGTTTTTACTAGAGTATTGGGTAGTAGACGTAGAGACCGAACCGGAAGACGTTTCACCAACCGCGGATCTAAGTACTAAATTATATTTGGTACTTGAAATATTCCGAGTACTTGAATCCTCTAAATTTCCATCTGGTGCATCAGATGATTCTTTTATAGTCGGTACGGAAATACTTTGAGTATCCAAATCAAACCTATTTATTCTTGGTAAAGCTAAAGAAGAAAAATCTTCGAAACCAACAATAGAACTATAAAAGGAAGGTATTTGATAGGCTCCTGAAAAATATAAATCCGAATACGATAAAGAATTAAAATTATTTATAAATGAATCAAGATAAGTTATCTGATCATTTAATAAAAGCAAATCCGAATCTATGATAATTTTTATTTTTTCCAAATTATTTAAAGTGTCTTCCGTTCTAAACGTTTTTAATTCTTTTTCGGAAGAGGCTTCTATAATTTCTTTATTATACAAACTATAATTATTTTTTAACGTTGTTAAATCATTTGTCGATGGATTAGAAACAATGGCATAACTATCAAATAATGAATCGGTATCGTTAGTTAAAGATTCTTTATTTAAAAGAAGATCATTTTTTTGATTAGATAATTTTTCTTTTAATAATCTTAATTCATTAGAAAAAAGTTCTCTAAAATCTTTAGAATTTGAATAATTCCAATACGAATATATAATATTAAAACGCTCCTGAAATTGATCAGGTAATCCAATCAATTCTAAAAAATTTGCTGTATTTAATTCATCGGCGAATGTTATATCTACCATAAACGTATTATTAGTTAAAGCAAATCCAATTTTAACATTTCCTGGTATAAAACGTGAACTTATTTTTCCGGAAATTTTGTCTATTCCATTTTCCCATGCATAACTAGTTTCGGAACAATTATCCAATAGATAATAGGTCTTTCCCGGTTCAGCATTAATTAAAATTTTATTAGTTTCATCTATTTCTATATCCTGATTAAATTCTATTAATCCGTTTGTAACTACAGTATGCGAATCGGTTCTATTATTATATATGTATATCCCAACTGCTTTATCTATCCGTCTATTGCATGCTCTTGCTGGTTTATATAAACCATCCAAATCTAAAAAAACAACGTCTCCGGATTTAGTACTATATTTATCATCGGATAAGTTTTTATAAACCTTATCTTTAGTAATATCAATACCTTGGTAAGTATTTATTTCAAATAATTCCTCCGCTTTATGAGTAACCAAATCAAATAATTTTGAATAATTTTGAATAAATTTATCCTCCAGATTCTGAGGAACTGTTACTAATTCACCACTTGATAATTGAAATTCTAATAAATTTAACATTTTTGATTCATCGAATGTTGACGTAGTTACTAATTCAAAAATTGCCGGATTTGGTCCAATTTGATTAGTATATTGATATTTAAGAACTAGGTAGTAACTAACATTATCAACTATCGATGACATCGGAACACTAAATAACATATCGTCGGTGAATGCTATAAATTGGTCATCGATAAAACAAGATCCTTTAGAAATATTAAATTGTAATTCAACATCGTTTTTAATTACGGTTGTTTCAAAACCATTTATATACGACGATATTGTTTTTGTTGGATCTATTGGCTTAAAAGAATTAAAAATCCTAGAAGTAAATCGCAAATAATCATTAGGAGCCCGATCATTTGGTTGCAATCCTAAAATCTGTACTTTCTTATAATCATATATATTTTTGATTTCTATCATTTCGTTTCTCCAATTTTTTGGTTTTGATAATCTTTAAAAATTTGAATTAAACTCATCTCTAAATTACCAAACAATTGATAAACTAAATTAATTTCAAGATTAAAAATTAACGAATTAATTACTTTTATATATTCGTGTATTTGCGTAACCTTTTTATAAAATTCTTCATCGATATTTGGAAAATGTTCGGTAAAAACATTTAACTTTGTTTCTAAATCGTTTAATTTATCATATATACTAAATCGAATTACCATTTCCTGAATGTTATTTATTTGTACCGCTTGTTCTTCCTCAGGGGACATTTCATCACCCTGCAGCATCTGCCCAAGAATTTCTATATCTTGTTGATTAATTTTTCCTGAGTCAAGTAACTTTTTAATTTCTTCATCAATATTATCGGATTGTTGTAATTCTTGAGCCAATTGTTGTAATTCTTCCTCACTTAACAATGGACCATCTTCTCCTTGCTCCTCGTTTCCAGCGTCGTTGTTTTCTTGACTTTCTTGGCTTTCTGGAGTTTCGTCATCCGAATTAACTTCTTGTTTTGCTTCTTCCAATAAAAAATCCCAAGGCGAATTGATATATTGTTCATAAGTAAAATTTTTCATATTGATCCTATTTTATTTTTTATTTTAATTAGTTCTAAATTTAAAGACAGGAAAATCTTAGGCGAAAGCCTAAGATAATATTATTGAGCTTGCTCTGGGGGTTGAGCCAAGTTCTGTATAATCTGTTCTTTTATCTGTTCTTTTATTTCCGTTTCGCCACCACGTTTTAATTTATCCCACGGTAGGTTAGGAGCATAAAGTTTGAATAATTCTTCTGGATCTACATTAATACCAGCCTGTTTTAACGTACCAACTAGATTACCAATACTACTAATAACTGCTTCGCTATTTTGTAATTGTAAAATAACTGGAGCGTTTAAAGTAAATTTCATGTACTGAGTAATATTAAAAGATTTATAATCTTTATTATTAGCTTTAAGTACTTTCTGAAATACGGTGTTAATTAAATCATTTAATGCGTCTTCGATATAACCTTGGTAAGTAGTAATACTATTAGCGAAAGTAATATTAAGATTTACTAATGTTTCTCTTTGTTCTATATTCTCTCCGATATTTAAAAATACCGATGGAATACCTGTGGCTGCAATAAGTTCATTTCTAAGATCTCCTAAATCATTAATAGGTAATGCTCTGTCATGCATAGGCATAACTTCCATATCAATAAACTTTTGACCATTCTTAGATACTGTAGCAATATCTCGGAAGTCTGTCATAATCTGGGAAATATTTTTCATTGAGCCTAAATCATCGTATGAAATATTTTTAGTCTTAAGTTCTTTTTGAACATTTTGAACTATTTGAGAATGGTTTCTTCTTTTACCAACTTCAATATTCCATTTACGAACTACGGAAGCTCTACTTAATCTAGATATAACCGAACTTAAAAGAGCAATTGTATATAGTTTAACTGGAAGTACTATTGGATCAAATACACTTGTAGCATAAGGAGCAAATTTATCAATATTAGTATGAAAGTTAATTAAATTATTTGGTTCTACTAATCTAAATTTTAATTTAGATCTTTTCTTAATTTTTTCATAAAGAATAACTTTAAGACTGAATGATAATTCTTCTGGTAAATCATCTATGAAATTATTAGAAACTGCTAAATGTTCTTTTAATTTAAAAATAATTTCTTTACTAAATTTATCGATTACTTCGTCTGTAGTTTTCTTATTAGTAAGAGATTCTTTATTACTGGTATTATCATCATCATTTGCAAATCTTTTATAAAGATTTACTTCATCTGCTTCAGCGCCTTTATTTAATTCCTCGATTACCAAATATCCAAAATTAATTCCATCTTGTTCCAATTTAATAACAGAAGTAGGTTGAATAAATTTTAAATAAATATTTTTAATAATATCAAAATTTAAATCTTTTATATCATTAATATCAAATAAGTCCGATTGAAAACCACTTTGCTCCAATTCTCCAACCTGATCCATATAAACATCATTAAATAAATTAATATCGTTCTCTTGAATACTTTCTTTAGATTTTAAAAGATTTAGAAATTGTTCGGAAGGAGCTTCGGTGTAGTTCTCTTGAATTTCTTCTTTTTGAATTACTGGAAGTTCTAGATATCCTAAATTACAATTAGCGGTAACATTTTTATTTTTTCCATAAAAAGTAATATTTTCTGTAATTAATTCCGAACGAGTTTCAGCAATTTTAGAAATGCCAGAAAGATCAATTACTTCCATATAAAAGTCACCGTACTTAAGAGTATTATGAATAATACTATTTTTTAATTTATTTTGAATATCAAAGTAAACTAAAAAGGTTTTCATAAAATTAGAAATATTCTTTTTAACGTTTTCGTCTAATTTAACCATCATTTCGTTATTATCATTTTCGATGGTATTTATAAATTGTTTATTTTGAATATTTTTAATAAGAATATTATCAATATAAACTCTAAGCATTCTATAAGCGATTGGATTAATTTCAGAAATTTCATTATAAAGATCATAAATCTGTTTTCTATTATTACTAATATTACCATTGTTAAATATTTTTAAAATATCATCTGAGTTAGTATTTAGTAAATCGTCTAAATCTTTATTCTCTTCATCTTTTTCGGCTTTATCTGATTTAGTACTACCCATTCCAGCAAGAACTGGATTAATATTATTTATTTCTATACGTTGAACGTTGGAACTAAATAACTGCATATCAGAACTACCGTTAACAACATCCGAGTATATTTTATTAAATTCGTTTGTCATTTGATCTAAATTATCTAAATCATCCAGAACGTCTATCGCATTTTGTTCTGGTGTTTGTGGTCCTGGATTCATTTGATTAGGATCTTGACTGGGATCAGGTATTCCCCAATCTGTGTATTCATCTGCCATTTAATCTCCTTAGTTTTTATTCGTTTCTATTTCGGACATGAAAAACATATTATCTCTTATATCTTCTTCTTTGTTTAGAAACTTAGCGTCCGTTTTATTAAAATACGTAGCGAATCGTTGATGAATATAAATTTCAATTCCACTTTTACTAAATATCATGACAATTTCTTTTTTCATTTCCGAAGAAAGACTCATATAAATATCATTAAAGAAAAATTCCTTTAATTCTAAAAATTTTTCTTTAGAAAATTTTTCTTTTTTTGAGTACTCGTTTCCAATATACACCGGAAGAATATCTTTATATAAATAATACTCGTACTTTTTTTTAATTAAATCATCTAAAAATTCCACAACATATTTCGCTTTAGAAGGTTCGATATTTTTAAAAGTTTTTACATTTGAATCTTTATTTTCCGATTCGCTTTTCCGCCTAGTATCAATTACAAATATTAACATACCAATTAAAAAAACTATTGATCCAATAATTATTGGATACAGCCATAAATATTCTTGATTCATTTAAATTTCCTTTTAATATTATATTTTATCATATCTATATCTTAAATGTATAGCTATTAGCAAAACCAGTTACGTAATCATTTGGTTTTGAATATTTATCCAATTTCATAAAATCGTTAGTCGAATCTTTACCTGGTCCACCGTATGAAATACCCATTAAACCATCGACTTCGTCGCCTGGAGATTGAACTCCTAAACCATTACTACCGTATAACCCAGGAGTATTTTTATCATACGAAACCGAAGCGATCGAATTATGCAATGAAGATGATATCTCATCAAATTTAGTTGTTAGTCCATCATATGCGTCGGCAATCATATCTGGTATTAATGATGAAGTAGTCGTTTTTATATCTTTTGATGTAACCTTAATTGTTTTAACAGCATCATTTAAATATTTGGTAAGTACTTTATCTGCTCCTCCAGTATATTGTACTGCAAAATCCTGCATCAATGGTACTATAGTTAACCGAACGTCTACTAAGAGTGGTTGTTTAGCACTATTAAAAACGGTTTCGTAAGATCCTCTAGAAATGGTCATTGCTGCCACTGCTCCAATTTTAAAATGAGTGATACCATAAGCGCGAACATCCCAAATTAATGGCATAGCATACGTGACCCCATTTACTGTAATTGGAGATCCAGTAGACATCATGGTTAATATAGGCAGGGTTATATTTTTATAAATACTTAAAGGATCTCCACTTGGACTCGCTAATTTTATAAAAATACTTAAAGTACTGTTATACGAAGAACTAGTCCATGTATTAGGAGTAGCGAATTGAACCCCTAATATTTTCCCACTCAATAATGATACCAAACCACTACTAGTACTAGCAGCAGTTAAAGCATCTAAAGCATTACCGTAACCAAGATTCTGAAATTTTCCTATTACTGAGTCAGTACCAAGGGCTTTATTTATGCTTGGTAAAGCCCTATCTGTTAACCGAGTAGCATTATTAACTATATTGCTTCCGGAATCATTATTCATAAATGTATTCGAAATAGTCTCAGTGAAGGTACTATCATTCGCTCCTAATATCCGTACAGAACTTGTATTTTTCCAAATTTTTGTAATTTCGGTAGCTTTTAAAATATAAAAAGCTTTTGTCGATTCGGATAACCCAGGTAAACCATTTAATGCATTTCCGAACTGCTTTTCAGCATAATCTCCCAAATTAGAAATAATATTTTTATAAATGGTTAAAATATTTCCAGCGTTTTTACCAGAGGCATAATTATAAAAATCCGAAATATTGCCATCGGATACTCCAAACATTCCGGTATTAATAGAATAGGTTGCAGGGATTAAATCAATATATGTTATATCCCTTAATAATATTTTTCCAAAAACATTTCCATTATCCAAAACATTTCCATAACCTGGAATCTTTCCAATTATTGCTACATTCGTAACCGACATTTAATTTCCTTTAATTTATTTTATACCTTTTAGATTTAATTTATCTTCATCGACCGTAATTAAAGCGCTTAATTTAATTTTGGAATAATCCAGTTGATTTGAAATCATTGCTAATTGTTGAGTAGCAATACTAAAAGTATTATTTAAGTTTTGTATTTCTTTTATATTACCCTGAGCATGAGCCAAATTTTCAGTTCGTAAAGCCAATATTTCTTTTTTATAATGGGTCAATTCATCTGTAAGTGCCTTATAGGCTTCTTCATATTCCTTTTTCCTTTTAGTATCCGCTTGATCGATTATACCATTATGATCGGTATCCAATTTAGATAATAATTTTGATATTTTTTCTTTTTCTTTATCATCTTTAATTAATTCTAAATTTTTGATTAATTCTGTATTGGTATGGGCTTTGTAACCGTTATGAGTAAGAGAAAAATTATCTAATTTTTCTTTATTTTCTAATTCAATTCTTTTATTTATTTTTGTCGCTTCTATTTGTTGTTTCGTCTTATCGTCCAATAATCCTTCTATCAGGTGTCCGAAAAATGGCGACTTTTCATAAATATCCCCAATTATTTTTCCCCAATTTAACGAGAGCCCTATTCCCGATGCTAATAATAAAGCTCCTGCTATTTTAGCTGGACCAGGAAGAGACATTAACCCTAAACCAAGAGCTTCTAAAACATGACCCATTTTTTGCTTTTTCGTAAAATGTTCCCAATCGTCTTTATCTTCTTTAGAGTCATCTGCTCCAGAAAAATATTCTAAGGCTTTACTTGTAGTTTTCTTAACCCATTTGGCTGAATCCATTAACGCATCTTTATTAGAGTATGCCAAATAACCCAAAGCAGCAGCTGCCATAAGTTTAGTTCCAAATATTTTATGTTTCTTTCCAAAACTTAAAAGAGTTTCAAAAGAGTAACCAATAAGTTTAAAAGGACTGGTTACAACAGATAATCCCAAATCAAATAGACCTTTAATTGCTCCGCGCTTTTCAAAATGTTTAGTTAATTTGGTAGGAGTATCTTTAATTTGGTCAATTAAATTAGATTTTGGTTTTATTTCTTTTTTATGATCTTCTGCTATAACTTCGAAAGCTTCTAAAAGTTTAGAATTAAACTTCTCCTTTTTTTGATCATCTTGTGTTTTAGCAACACTCGTTTTGGTATTTCCAAGAACCATTGATTGGTTATATTGTTCAAAAATACTTTCTTTTAGTAGTTTTAAATCATCTTCTCTTTTAGAAATATATTTCTTTTTATTTTTTGGATCATTTTCTATAAGTCTTTTATATTCTTCTATTAATTTTTCACTTTCGTCTGAAAAATGATTTTTAAAACTAGATTGTACTTTTTTATCGTCTACTATCTGTTTGGTTAATATATCATATGTACCAAAAGATTTTTTATTAATATCCGCAGTAGAACAGTTCTGACATTTCAATAATCTCTTTAATAATTGATTTCGTTCCTCATCCAATGATAAGCTTTCTAAGAATAGATTTGGAAACTGATAAGAAATAAAATCGGTTTGTATATCTTCGGAATTAATATTTCCATCGGTATAAGGATATGAATATTGAGATAAGGCAATCTCTTCTGGATCAGCCTCCAAACTAGCTCTATTTTTTAGGCCTCTATTTAAACTAGAAATACCAGCGATAATATTAAGGATTGGTATATTTCCGACCACATTTTCCGTTTTATCTATTATACTAGTTAACCAAGATTCTTTTTCTATTTCGTCTAACGATTTTTGTAACGAATTAAAATAATTTGAGTTGGTGTGTTGTTCGAGTTGTAATTTTAAAATATTTTGTAAAATTCCGGCACTGAAAGCTTGTACCGCTAATTGTTTACCTTCGATATCGTCCGAAATTTTCATAACTTGGCCAATATCCATTTCGGCAAATTGTATCATGGAGCTAGGAAGATTTAAATCTAATGCGGTATTAGAGAGGGCCAATTCCGTTTTAGAATCTTCATCTAATCCATAAAGAGCTTTAATATTTTTTACAGCGGTATTTCCAAATAAACCCCCAGTAAATATTTTTAAAAAATTCCCTATTTCCGCAACCGCCGAAATATCAGTACTTCTTTTCTGTATGGTTTTCGTAACGTTATTAAAAATATCAGATAATCTTTCTCCAGTTCTCTCTAAATAAGAATCTGAAACTCCAGAAGAATAATTTTCTAAGGTAGTGAATTGAGTATCTTTATGTTCATTTAATAAATCGGAAATTTCGTTATGTGTCGCAAACACATCTTCCGATTTATTATTAGTATTATTTCTCCATTCCGATAAAATATCGTATATCGCATTTAAATGAAGAACATGTTTGTCTATACTTTGATAAAAACCCAAAGCCAATGATTCAAAAGGACTTAACTTACCAGTAATCGTTAATAAATTTATTTGCGGAGAAACTGCTTTCATAGTATCGTATTTTTCTACGCTAATATCGGCACTCGCTTTCCTACCAATATCCGAAATACGATAACTGTATTTTTTACTATCCTTCTCCTGTGCCATATTTCGGATACTTTTTGTAAGTTTATTTCCTCCAGCAGAGGCCAACATATAAGTAAGCATTCCTAGTACCGAACCACCCATTCCGGTCATATGTCCTATACCAGAACCGATATTTTCTATACCACTTCCTAAATCATTAAATCCAATCCCTTTTGTCAATGACCCTATTCCAGATATACCAGAACCTAGTAAAGCCGCTTGTTGAGGAGCTTCATTACCAACAACATTACCTAAATAATTTGCTCCAGCCATTTGAGAACCAGCTAAATAAGCTAATGATCCTGGATTGCTTAAAGCACCTGTGGCTTTACCTGCCAAAACCATAGTCGTTGGATCCATTAAGGCGTTCCCAGTTATAGCACCATACCCATAGGAAGCAGCCATTGCACCAGTAAAAGTATTTCTAAGACTTTTCCCAGAATTTAACATACTGTCGACAGATTGAATTCCTGAAATATTTTTATTGGTTTTTATATCAATATTTCTAGAATTCATCGCTTTAATATCTTCGATTGATCGTTTTTGGGTACTTCGGTATATTAAAGGTGCTGCTAACGCTCCTAGAGCCGAACCACCCATTGTCGCATAATCACCAAGAGAACTTTCACCAAGATTATGTAATCCCGAACCAGCCATAGAACCGATAGCTGGTGCTAAAGTACCACCAAGAATACCCATTGGTCCGATATGTTTTGATAAATTATCGTATTTTTTACCCAAATAGCTTTTTTCATGGTCCTCTTCTAAACGATCCACTAAATTTTTTCTATATTCTTGACTATTCGCTCCCATAGAAGATTTCCTTTTTTAATATATTTTATCTTTGTTTGATTTATCTTTAATGGTTTCTATTATTCTAATTCTTTTAGTTCTTTTGGTTCTTTTAGTATCTTTTCTTTTAAAATTTTTTCTATATTTTTAAAATCCCAATAAGGAATTCTAATTAAATTAATATTGTTTTCATCACAAAAATTATTTTTTTTATTATCACGTTCTTGAGTTTTTATAAACCCTTCTTCTCCTCCAAAATAATTATCTTTTTCAAAATGCTGTCTTCCATCAAATTCAATAACTGTATTCAGTTCTTCTAGATAAAAATCAAATCTATAATTCTTAAATAGTTTAACTTCTTGTTCGTAAGATATATTATTAGATTCTAGAAATTCTCTAATTCTTTTTTCCCCTTTAGTTTCGGAACTTTCTCGAGCACAAATAGGACAACTTACTCCAAGTCTATGAATAGTTGGTGCTTGCCAAAAACTCCCATGTTCCGGACAAATAATTTCTACTTTGGTATTGCTGTTTATATAATTAACTTTCGAATAATTATATTTACCTTTATGAATCTCTTTAAAATCTTTTAAGTATTCTTTTAAATTTTTCTTTTTTTTAATTTTATATCCACATTTTGGACAACCCTGACCATTTTTATGATTGTTCGATAATTGCCAAAAACTCCCATGTTCTGGACAAATTATTTCTACTTTGGTACTTGAGTCGATATAATTGACTCTTGAATAATTGTATTTATTGTTATGAGCTTTTTTAAATTCTTTTAAAATTTCTTCCGTCGTTTTATTCATACCAGAACATTTTGGACAACCAGCTCCTCTTTTATGTGCCATCGGGGTTTGAAAAAAACTCCCATGTTTTGGACAAATTATTTCTACTTTAGTATTGGTATTTTTATATAGTACTTTCGAATAATCATATTTTTCGTTATGAGTAATTTTAAATTCTTTTATAACTTTCTCTTGGCTTTTAATTCTCTTTTTTCCTAAGTTAAATTTTGAACATTTTGGACAACCAATTCCACGACTTAAAATATTGTTTGGTTTAATCCAAAAACTTCCATGATTTTCCTTATGACAAATTAATTCTACTTTGGACATGGTACCATTATAACGGACTTTGCTATAATCGTATTTATTTCCGTGGACTTTCTTAAAACGTTCTAGAACTTCTTCTTGAGTTAATTTATAACTTTTATTACATTTTGGACAACCAGCTCCTCTTTTATGTGCCATCGGGGTTTGAAAAAAACTCCCATGTTTTGGACAAATTATTTCTACTTTAGTATTGGTATTAACGAAATGTACTTTGCTATAATTATATTTTTCTTTATGTGTAATTTTAAATTCTTTTATAATTGATTGACTTTTCAATTTGGTTCCTTTTTTAACGACAGGAAAATCCTAGAAGAATATTCTTCTAGGATTTATAAGTTCTGGGGAATTAAAGGGAGAATGTATCGAATTCTCCAACTTCTTCAATTTTTTCACTGTACTCGAGATTAACCATTCCAATAGCAGAAATAGTTTTTACCCAAATATCATCCGAATTTTGATAAAATTCTATATAGAATTCGTCTGGTTTGGTAAATGCAAACGGATTAAAGATTTTAAAAATTTTAGTTTCGGTTCCTTCTGGAACTACCATAAAATCCTGCTTAAATACATCATCGGATGTACTAATACTTACGATATTAAAATCATTATCTAATTCAAATTTAAGATAGTCTGATTCAACCGCTTTACTAGCATTTTGAATAGTTTCGACTAAATCAATTTCAAGTTCCCTTCTCAATTTTAATTCTCCAAGTTCTGGAGCCGTAATTTGAAGATTGTTTTGATTTTCAGCTTGAGGCAAAGTAATACTTGTACTTGGATTATCATTTACCAATGAAGTAATTAAATATCTAGAATTTGTATTATCTTTGATAAACATTACCTCGTCGCCACCTTTAATTAAATTTAGTAAGCGAGTATTCTTCACAGGATCAATGATATCTAGATCATGGTTATCAAAAAAGATACTAAGATCTGCATAAATATAACCCGCACTTTTCACTAGATTAAGATTACCTTCTCGAATATGGATAATATCCTGCGATGTTGTCCCTGCACTTAAAAAAGAAAGAATTTTAATAAGACCACCATAAAGAGTACTCTGAATTTTACCAATTTGATAAATTTCATTTGTATCTGGGGTTCCTTGATAAGTTGGAGTCCCAAAGTTTTGAGTAGCGGTTTCGGCTTTAAAATCGTTTAAAGATTGATGAGTTGCTTCCACTGGAGTACCATTTTCGCCTGGAACAGATGCTCCAGAAATAGCATTAATATCTAATTGTAAGTTTTCCATTATACTTCCTTCTCTTCTAAATCTAAACCTGGTAAAGAAGGATTCTTTTCTTTAGAAGCTTCTTCTTTCATTCCATCTAGAACTTGTTCTTTATATTCGAAATATTTAGCAGCTATTTCTGGAGTTAAATCTTTTTCTTCAAGTATTCCCAAAATATGTTTTTTAGAAATAATTTTTTCATCTTGAATAGTACCAGTATAAATTGCTAAATAAGGCATCATACCAAGACCACCAGACATAGGGTCTAGCATAAGGCTCATTGGATACTCGATTGTAATTGTTTCGTCTAATGTATTTGAAATCATTCCGATAATATTCTCAGAATTTACTAGTTGTAATATTGCTAAAGTTTGCATTGTTTTCCTTTAAATTTATATATCTTAAAATATCTATATATCTTGGTATCGACCTAAAGATATATATAGATTACGAATTAATTAAAATTGTGTTTCCTTCAGCTTCTGAAAAACTGATAATCGGTAGAGAAATTTTTTTATTCTTCATCTCAGGAAGATACTTATTTACAATTTCTGAGGATTTAATACTATAAAATTCTATAAAAAAATCTACGAAGGTTTCATATTTGCTCGAACCACCGTGACTTTTAATAAATGTATTTAAATCATCTAATGTGATATTAGGATTAATTCTGATAAAATTTGGTGTACTTGCTACGACCAAATTATTAATTTCCGAATCCGTGTTTACCAATGGTCCTAAAGAGATTTTTTTAATCTCTTCTAAAAAACCATTAAGTACTTTTTCTTTTTGCTTTATCATTTGATTTGCCATTTAATTTCCTTTATTATTTACCCTTTTCTACCACGAACTAAAAGTATCGTTTAGAGCTTCTGTTTGAGGAGAAGCTGCTGGAATACCAGTACTTTGCGCTGGTTGAGCATTTTGAGAAGGTTGTCCCATCATCGAACCTTGAGGAGCTAATGATTCAGCTTCCTGTAATTCTTCTCTAATTTCTTCTGGAGCTTTTACTTTAAAAAATGAACCATAAAGTGGATCATTTTTAAGATTTTTAATACTAAGAATTACAAAAGCATTTCTTAATTCAGGAGAAATACTATATATAATTTCCTTAGTTTCTTCATCTACTTCTAAAGTATATCTGGTTCCAGAAAGAGGCGGAACAACATTATTAAATTTATACTCTGGTTGTTCATAAGCAGTTGCTGGTTCCTGTTGAGGTCTTGGGGTTGGGTTTTCATAAGCCTGTGTTATCATATTTTTTCCTTAAATTTTTAAATTAATAATTTTATTTAATAATTTGCGTAAAGGTTTCAGTTAGCTTTAAGCTAACATAAACCCTCGACAATTTGAATAAAGTCTTTCTGGTTCTACAAAATCCACATTTGGTGGGAATGTTGTTCCATAAAGTAGATTAGCTCCACCTCCAGCAAATATTACTTTTTCAGAAGTACTTAATAATTTTCTTTCTCGTACTAAAATACTGTTTTTTAGTTTTTTAAGAAAGTTATTTTTTAATTCAAAAATAATAGCTTTTACTTTTTCTTGATCTACTCCATTATAAATAAACTTATTTTTTAAGAATATTTGTAAAGCTTCCGCATCTGAAAAAGACATACCGTATTCATTTTCTAAGAAATCAGAGAATGATTTAATAATAGAACTTACACCATGACCCGGAAAACTTCTAGAGTTATTTCTTTGCGGAACACCATTATCAAAATAAAGAACATTAATCGTATTATATCCAATATCTAAAAGCATCGCTGTATCTGGATGTGGAATCTGTTTAGTACTAATATAATCAATATATGCTCCAGCACCTTGTGGGATAATTTTAATATTATTAAATTTAAAAGTTCTACCATCTACTTCAAATTCAGATAATCTTTTAATATAATCATCCTTATTTTTCCAATCCGCTAATGATAATCCTATACGTAGTTCAATATGTGTTTGATCTTCTTGATTAAAATTAATAGCTTTTAATTTAAAAAGAATACTAAATAAAATTAATGGATCGTATTTATATTTAAAATTATAATCGAGTGTACTAAATGATTCCTGAACATTTTCTCCAACCAATAGATCTTCGTTTTCAAAAATAAATGAAGGATTCGTACCATAACTTAAACCAGTATCGATATTAAAATTAATAGCTGTTGGTTCAGTACTTA